GATAAAGATGCCATTCTTAAACAGTTGGGCATGCTGGCTTGGAAGTCGAGCGAGTTGTCAAATTCACAGTCGGAGACCTTGAGTACGGTTCCTGACATTGAACTCGACCCGACTGGTGAAGACGATTTTGACTCACCGTGTGTTTTCGAGGGCGATGTAAGAGACGCTGCTCGTTATGCCGATGAGATAGGTGCTGCGAAAGGTTTTAACTTCAAATCACCCAAAGCTAAAGTTGATGTAAAGAAGAGTGGCGGGTGGTTCAGCAGCGTATTTGGATTGCCAGCCCAGACTAAGTGCAATTCTGACACAGCAACCATGACGTGTGACCAGATGGTTGAATCGGTACAGAAAAGTGGTCTCGGACATATCACAGTCCGTTTGCCCAAGGGACCCATGACGACTTGTTGCTTCGTGGTCGAGACTGGTTTCGTTATAGTTCCTAGACATGTTTTCTTGGCCGATAGTGGGGGGAAATACCCCGTGTACGGTGATAAGACGGACAAACCACAGTATTATCCTTATGGTGCATATGATGCTAAGGTCGTTTTAGCTGGCCATGAGATCAAAGTTATTGCCCGAATAGGTGTTAATGCTATACCAATTGAGGGTACTGACGCTGTGGTGTTGCGGGTGAACACACCTTCTGCCAAGAACCGCACTAGCTGGCTTCCTGACAAAGCTCCTCAAGGCATTTACGCTTGTAAGTTCGTCAACAAGAACCGCGAAGGCAAGGTCACCGTTGGAAATGTTTCATGTTCTGGGTGTGTGGTTAAAGACCATCCACACATAACACACTTCAACGGCACATTTTACAATAGTCCTTTGGGTTCTGGCGATTGTATGACACCTATATTCGCCGTCAATGCCAATCCTTTCATCATGTGCTTCCACATCACGTCCGCTAAGAGTGGTTCTGGGGATGCTCGTGGTGTGGTTGTTACACAAGCTGAATACATTGCTGCAAAAGAAAAATTTTTCGCGGCCAATGCAGCTGATGTGCCTAGGCCTGATAGTGGTCAAGTGCCAAATGCCATAATGGGAGGTTCGGTTGTCACGGGAGACATTCATCCTTTAGCCTATGTACCGGAGTCCAATCGGATTTATCCCCTAGGCACCACTTACCAGGGCAGGACTCAAAAGACCCAGGTCAGGAAGACGTTTTGTCATGATGTTGTTGTGGAGATTTTTGGTTCCAATCGGTATAAGCCGCCGGATATCCACCCAACAACCAACAACAGTCATTATAACAAGGGCTTGGATGAAATCGCTAGCGGGATGAAGCCTATAGATCCAGTTTTGATGAATTGGGCTGTCGAAGACTACTTGAGTACATTGCTCGATATCATCAAGACCAATGACAATAAGGCACGACCTCTCACGTTGAATGAGGTAATCAATGGTATAGATGAAGTTCGTTTTATAGATGCCATCAACCATTCAACAAGCGGAGGTTTTAATGCCGGTGGCCGTAAAGACAGGCACTACAGAGTGCATGAAAAGAAAGGCAAGCGAATTGGCGTCACTTTGTCCAAGAAACTAGCAACAGAGGTACGACGGATCAAAACTTCCTTACAGAATTTCGCACGACCTTACTTTGTCTACGATAGCTGCCTCAAAGATGAAGTTGTTTCGCTAACCAAGAAGAAAGTGCGTGTCTTCCAAATGATGGGCCTCGGTGGCAGCCTATACGTCAGGAAATACTTTCTTCCAATAATAGCCTTTCTGCAAAACAACCCGTTGGATGCTGAGATAGCTGTGGGTTTGGATTGTTCCAGCCCCAACTGGAAGATAGTCATGGACAGGGTGATAGAGCATTTAGACACAATTTTGGCGTGGGACTACTCTAAGTACGACAAAACCATGTCAGAACAACCTATTCTAGCAGCAATGTCGGTGTTTATTCGTTTGGCTGCCGCTCTTGGCTATTCCAAAGATGACATAGTTGCCATGCTGGCACTCGTTGATGAATTTGTCAATCCTGTGTCCAACTGGAATCGCACGTTGTTCATGTTTGGTGGCACTAATCCGTCTGGGAACAATCTTACTACAGTGTTGAATTCGATCATGAATGCGTTGTTGGTGCGTTGTTTTTATGCCGAAGAATGGTACAGGGCCAAAGGTAGTTTACCCACAGTTGCGTTTCGTGAACTGATTCAAATTATCTTTTATGGTGATGATTCTCTAGGCTCTGTCAATCCGGCATGCCCTGTCAAATTTGACGCACTCAAGTACCAAGCGTGGTGTGCTCAGTATGGCATTGGCATCACACCGCCTCAAAAAGATGAGGAGATGACAGCCTACCTTGATCAGACAAAGGCCGATTTTCTTAAGAGAGTTTCTAATCATGTTCCAGAAATTGGTACAGATGTGGGTGCTCTAGAGATTGCCTCTATTTATAAACCTTTCTATTGGCGGCTTGAAAGTGAGGCAACAGACGCTGAGCACATCCTCAGCGTCGCTGCGACCGCAGCAGCAGAAATGTTTTTGCACGGTCGTAGCAAATATGACGAGTTTATGCTCCAATTGCACGAACTCGAAAATAAGATCGACATGTTTATTCCTGCCGCGCACTTCTCATTTGACCAAAGAGTCGATCGTTGGTTGAAGAAGTTTGCGTAGGTAGAGTGATGTTTGTATGTTCATTTTAAAAAATATATGTTTAATGTTTCCTGTTACACAAGAGTGCAATAGCGGTTCACGTAATAAAAATTTCCGCTTTGTGAGTCTGGCTCAAACTCTGATTGAGCAAGCACTGGAGAGTGCGAAAAATTTGTTTATTTGGTCTACAACACCACCTTATTTGATGTTGTGGTGGTCTGTGAAGAAATTGAAGAATGAACAAACAGAACAGGAGATTAACTCCGAGGTCCACGATGAAGTTCAACCACAAGTGGATGCGAATCCACTCATGGATTTTGTGGACAAAAACGCAGGGATTGACGGTGGTCAACCCACATATCAGGACACGATGAGATCGGTCGGTGAACAAGATGCACCTTTCGCTGAGTGGGCCAAGAGACCTATTCTCATTCGGACCATTGATTGGGGAACCTCCATTGTGTTGGACGATACGTTTAACCCATGGAGTTTGTATTTTGGGAATTCCTATGTGCAATCCCGTTTCAACAACTTTTCATTAGCGAAGGCAACACTCAAAGTTAAAATAGTTATGAATGGCAATCCCTTTCTGTATGGTAGAGCGATGTTTGACTACTTGCCTTTACACACCAACGCTGAAATGGTGTTGAATAGGCCCCTCATTCCTGCTGACACAGTGGAGGCGAGCCAGAGACCAAATGTTGTCATTAACCCCAATGTATCAGAGGGTGGCGAATTTACTTTGCCAATGTTTACACCAGCCAACTTTGTCAGTTTGACCGATGGTTCTCTGGGCAAAATGGGGCAAATAACCGTGAGACAGATCAATCCTTTGAAACATGCTTTAGGCAAGTCAATGAGCCTCAAGATGCAAGTTTTCGCATGGTGTGAGGACCTTGAGTTGATGGTCCCTACACGGAACCAAATCATCAATGGTGAGTATGACAAAGATGGGAGTGACACCAAACCTTCCAACGTGTTGGAGACTGTGGGAAAAGTCGCACTCAAAGTTGGTGAGGTGGCGACGCGGGCTAGTATGGCTTTGGCTATGGTCGGCTTTAGTAAACCACGCCATCTGGATGTGACACCTACACGCAATGCACCCACGTTCAATACTGCAACTATGAATGGTAAAAGTTTTGCTTCGACTTTGGGACTGGACCAGAAAAATGAATTATCCGTTGCACCACAGATCTGTGGTGTTGACGGTGACGTCGATGAACTGGATCTGCGATACATTGCGTCGAAGGAGTCCTATATTGGCTCCATCAAGTGGGAGCAATCTGCCACAGCTATGTTGAACAGTGGTGACATTTCTCGGATCATCGTTGACCCTTTCGCCGTTGTGCGCAACGGCGGAGAATATCACTTGTCGGCCATGGCCTTCGCATCCTTTCCGTTTTTACACTGGAGAGGGGGCTTGAAGTACCGTTTTGATGTGGTATGTTCACCGTATCATCGCGGCAGAATGAGGGTCACTTACGATCCGTGCAAGCACACTAGTTCGGTTGTTTATAATGATCCCACAGCCCAATCTATTGTGGTGGACATTTCAGAGCACACTGATTTTAGCATCACCGTTGGATACTCTCAACCAGAAGGTTTCAGAGAAGTAGGAGGCCCTGGTGTTGGTGATGCAATTGCGACGCACGGAGGTTGGGGCCCAGCTGCCAAGTATGGCAACGGCATCTTAACATTGTCTGTTGTGACGCCTTTAATGTCACCTGATGATACAATAGACAATGATATCTTCATCAACGTCTATGCGTCTGCATGTGATGACTTTGCTTTGGGCAACCCAACCTCACGTTTCCAACGGTACTTACCTGCTGGTCGGTGTGACATTCGCACCGATATTAGCGAGTACACAATGGCAAAAAACGAAGAACCTGAAGAACAGGTGGTCAATGGAGAACAAGACACACCTGTGGGTGACGGTACTAGTGTTATTTGCCATTTTGGCCTACCGCTTGGATCTGCCTCAGATTATGCAACAATACATTTTGGAGAATCAATTACGTCTTTCAGACAGTTGATGAAGCGTTATAGTTTGCATGAAGAGACGAGATTGTTGCCCTTTGAGTCTAGCACGTTGACGTCGGATTGGACTCAAGGTGATTCTGTCTATGCCGTAAAGGCTCGTCCCGCTTTTCCTGTCCTAGGTGCTACTGTACAT